AAAATTGTGCATTTTCTGAAACTTCACATTCCCTAATAGCAGATAAAATATCAGTTGTTCCAGACTGGGATTGCACCTGTAATGTACCTGTGTCAATAGTTCTTTCAGTAGATGGAAACTGTATAACATCAAGAAGCCTAGATACCCTTGCACTTGATAGTTCCTGTACATCTTCATAACCCAAAACAGCAGATACTCCTATTTCAGAGAAGCCACCTCTACCTAAACGCCAACCAGCAGAACTAATGTTCTGTTGATTAAAAATCTTAAAGGCATCACCACAATTAAATTGTACAACAGAATCAGCTCCGATTGCTGGAAATGAAACTGGTATCATGTCAAGGTAACCAAAGAAAACTGGGTAGGTTGTACCATCATAGGTTGCAGAAATTTTAACTGGCTTTAATGGTTGTATTTTAGTAACAGAGTTTACAGTATCATAGTAAGGACTAGAAGTGTTATTAGGATTAAACCTATTGTCTGCGTTAGATAAAAGTAGAGATGCAGTTCCACCTACGAATTGACCAAGTTCATTAGCACGACCACGTTTAGTATTGAACTGACGTACATAAGAGCTTATGTCTGTAAACGTTAAAGAAGTATCAAAAGGGTTATTATCAAATGCAACTTGTACTGTTAAATCAACATTGGAATCAAATGCAACAGACATTAGAACACTACGTTAATACCACGTCTAGCACCCTCTTGAAGTGCCTTTGCGACTGCTTCTTCTATTTCGGCAGGAGTACCCAGCATAGAGCCAGTATTAACTGTTATGAGAGTTTGTCCACCACTAAGATTACGTTGTGCTAAACCACCACCGATATCGGTAGATGAAGCTACAAACGGTACAGCTGGAAACTTTGTTCCACCAGTTGAACCACCAGTTGAACCATCAGTTGAGCTAGATGTAGTTGTAGACACACTAGCTGGAGATGGAGATAAACCTATACGCTGTGATTTAGCAAAGAGTTCATCATATTTAGCCATCAGCTTGTCTATCTCAATACCAGTAATAGATGACATCTTCTTCAAAGCATCTTCATAACCTTTAGTACCTTGACCAAAACCTGCTAATGCTTTAGTAAGTTCTTCTTGTGCAATAGCTTGTTGTAATGTATTTTTAAAAGATTGTTCAGTAACTTTATTTAATGATTTTTGTGCTTCAGCAACTTCTTCAAGTGCTTTAATTTTTAATTCTTCTGCTCTAACTAAATCTTTTTCAGCTTGTTCAACGTTTCTAATAGCTTGTTCTTCTTCACGAGAGAGAGCAGTAGATTCTTCAATAAGTTTAGATAGTTGCTGTTCGGCAACAGCTAATTCAAGTTTCTGTATTTTAGTTAGCTCTCCTGCTTCTTTAAGTTCTTCAATAGCAAGTTTTTGTCTTTCTATTGCAAGTTGTTCTTCGGCAGTTACTTTTGCACCTAAGCCCTGTACAGTAGCAAGATTTTGTTTAGCTTTATCTAAATTTTCAGTAGCTTGTTGCACTTCTTTTTCAGCTTTAAATTGTTTATTAAGAGCTTTATTTCTATCAGATTCAGCTTTAGCAACCCTATCTTGTTGAGCTTCCAACTGGTCAAGAGCATCAACAACAGATTGCAAACCACCCAGCAATCCCTGTTCATACGCTTCAGCAGTCTTTAGAGCTTCTTTCGCATTTTCATCAAGGGCTATACCATTTTCATTAAGTTGTTGTGTAAGTTCATCAACTGTGTAATTTGTACCATCTAAAATATCTTCAAGAGATACGGAAGCGTCAACGACTTCTTCTGTTTCACTAGCAACAAAACCTAAATAATAAGCCTGCCTTTGATAAGCACCAGTAAGTGCGTCTGCTTTTGCCTTTGCTTCTTCATACTTATCATTACCACGCCCTATGAGTTTAGCTAGTCCTGCAATAGCCAAAGCTACGCCTCCAACAACTGGATTCAACGCTATAAGTCCACCAGCAATAAAAGATAAACCTACTTTAAATTTTTTCATATCAGATTCAGATGCATTTAATCTATTTCTAAAGTTTTGCATTCTTTCAACAGTCGTTTGTAAACCTTTAGTCATTTCTAATAAAGTTGGAACTATATCTTGACCTATCGTTATAGCTAGATTTTCAAGTTGATTCTGTAAAATAATCGTTTGTTGTTTAAATGATTCAAGCTGTTTCTGTGCAACTCTTTCCGTAGTTCCACCAGCATTTCTTAATTCGTTGTCATAGTTTTTAATCTGAGCTTCTGCACCAGCGAGAATCTTAACTGCGTCAGCTACACCACGATTCAACCCTAACTGGTCTAGCAATCCTGCTTTTTGAACGTCACTAAGACCATCCATACCTGCTGTAAGATTTGCAACAACTTCAGATAAGTGTAATAAGTTACCCTCAGCATCAGTTACGACAATACCACTAGCTACCCATTCGCTATTATTTTTCTTTACAGCCCTAGATACATCTCTTAAAATTTGGTTAAGTTTTTCTCCAGCTTCAGCACCTTTAACACCTCTATCAGCAAATGCAGAGAGAACAGCAACTCCTTCTTCTATATCTTTGTTGGTAACTTTAAGGGCTGAACCTGCTTTATTAGTTAGAGCTTCAGAGAACTGTTGTACTGTTGCGTTAGCTAAAGTGTTAGCTTTAACAAGAACGTCAGTAACACGAGTTAAGTTCATTAAGTTTTGTGTAGCGTCATTAACAGTAAGACCTAATGCAGATTGTGCGTCAGTTGCAAGGTCAGTAGCAGTAGCCATATCAAACATACCTGCTTGGGCAAACTTAGCAACCTGTGGAAGTGCAGATATAGATTGTTCAGCATTCAAACCAGCAGATGCTAAAAAGAAATATGCTTCAGCAGAATCAGTTGCAGATATTGCAGTTGTAGTTGCCACCTCTCTTGCAACCCTAGCCATCTGTTCTTGTTGGGCTGTGGTAGTTTCCATGATTGCAAGTGATTGTGTTAACTTGTCATCAAAAGAAGTAAACGCTTGTACAGATTCAACAACACCTTTACCAATAGCTAATAATGCACCAGCAACGACTGTTCCACCGACTTTAGCAAAAGTTTTTAATTTGTTGGAAGCAATACTAGAGGACTTACCTAACGAAGTCATTTGAGCCTGTGCAAGTTTAGCACCTTGCGTGGCTATCCTAATTATTAAGTCTGCACCTTTACCCAAACTTATCTCCTCTTTTTTGCTTCAGCTTCTGCTATTGCTTGTGCTTTGTTACGTTCCTGTTGTTCCCACAAATAAAAAGTAACCCATTGTGTAAACTCGTATGATGACATTGTAGCGTTAAGTTCGCCAACTGTCATAGATAAATCACGAGCTAGTCTAAAGGTAAAAGAGAGTTCTGGGTTATTCTGGAAATTCTTCAGCTATATCTTGCTGAGAATCACCCCCAACGCCATTCAGGTCAGCTATCGCTAAGAATAGACTATCTATGACTGAAGCGTCTTTTTCATAAAGCATTTCTATTGCTTCATCATCAAGTTGTGGCTCAATAACACTTGCTTTTAATAATGCTTTTTGGTAATCAAATGCGTCTTTATCATCAGCAGTAGATATACGAGCCAGTTCAACCTGCATTTTTTTCGTTAAACCTTTTATCTTTACTTTTGCGTTCCATTCCTCTATAACAATTTCTTGTATAGGAACGTTAGGCAGTTTATCAATTTTGTTTAAATCTAAAAATTCCATTGTGTCCTTTATTTAATTATTTAGTGAGTTGCTCTTGTTACATCTCCACTAACTTGCATATCAGCAGAGAAGCCTACGACATCTCCGACTGGGCTAGATTGTGAATAAGATGTAAGAATGCACTCGCCTGTGTACTTAACGTTTCCACCAGTAGTTCCCTCTGGAGAATATTCAAAGCTAAGAGTTGCAGATTGCCCCACAACAGCTCCAAGTATTCCGTCCAATGTAGAATCCCAAAGACCACTAATAGAAAGTGTTGCGTCTTTCAATCCCACAATGTATGACTTACTTCCATCTCCAAGTGTTGTTGTTTCAGCAACGTCTGCGGTTTCTGGAAAGTCAACAGAGTTAACGTAAGTAGATATATCAGTTAATGTTCCACCTGAGTTATCAAGTTTAAAAACTGAATCTTTACCATGTACAAATGCCATATATATCTCCTCTAATTATTTCTTCCAAACCCTACTATAACAGCAAAGGATGGAGTTGTACCACCAACAGTATATTCAACTTTTAAATACCTGTTGACAGTTATATTTGGGCTAACAGTTTTTACTTCAGCAGTAGTTGTAGTAGCTTGTGTAAAAGTTACTAAATCTGCATAAGTAGAATCGTCAGCACTATGTGTTATTTTAACATCAATGGTAGGTGTAGTTCCACTAGCAGTTTCTACTATTAAGAACGCTCCACCACCATTAGCAGTTGAGAGTGTGTTATCTCTAGCAGTACCACTACCAGTAGCAGTAACAGTTGCATTTTCTAATACAGTTCCGTTATATACTCCACTATCAGCTTGTATGTCTAGAGAAGTTGCAACTATATCGCCTACTGCACTAGATACTCCATAATTATTTATGTTTCCCTTAGCAAAAGAACAACCATCAGTTGCATCAACACCATCAACACCTAATACGAAAACCATATCACTACCTCCAAGTAATGGTTGTAAGGTAGCATCAGCAGTAGCGTCAAAGAATCCAGCAACAGAAAAAGTACCATCTTTATTGCCAGTTATGTAAGTCTTACTATCTTTACCAAAAGTTGTAGATTCTGCAACATCTGCTGTTCTTGCAACATCAACAGAATTAAAATATGAACTAAAATTTGTTTGATTTATATAGACTTTACTGTCTTTACCATGTTTAAATGCCATTATCTATTACCTCGTCTACGTCTGTTGGATGAGCCACTTCTTCTACTTCTACGTGAGCTTCCACCTGAACTTCTTCCATAACCTTTCATTATTCTTCCTCTTGCTTTGCTAATTCTTGTAATTTATTTTCTTTATAACGTCTATCAACTTTAATAATTATTTCTTGTTCTAACAACCAGTCAACAGAAATTTTTGGTATAGCTTTAGCATCCACTATTTCTCCAGCTTTAATAACCTTACCTTTAATATGTAAATCTTGTTTTACTTCATACATCATGCTATTACCTCTACGATAAATTCTACTCCAAGATAATCAATGTTGTTTATATTGTAAACTCCATAATTACTTGCTGATGTAACTCTAACAGATTGTGCCTGTCCATTCAACGTTGTATCAGATTCTATTTGTGCCTTTACAGATGAAGCTCCACTTGAAGCTAAGTAACCATCTAAAGTATCTTGTGCGTCTTGTGCATCAACTCTACTTACATAAAGATAAACTGGTATCTCATACTTATCAGCACCACGCTGAATAGTTGCATCATAATCAATAGCATCCATAACACCAACAACTGCTGTCGGTGGCTCTACAAAGTCTGGTACGAAGCCATAAACAGATAGAGAACTAATGTTCCCTAAGTTAGAAGCTATTTCTGTGCGAATGTTTGTTAAACTTGCCATTATCTTTTCGGAATCATTCTACCAGCATTCCAAGTAGCAGTAATGCTTAAACCAGCTTTAGCTAATAAAACTTTACGTTCACTTTCAGAATTTTTAATACCAATTTTAAAGAACGGAATGAGTGGCGTACCACGTTGACCTATTGCGTGTTGAACTGCATACGGACTTATACCCTTATCGGCAGACCATTCTCTCAATGCAGAAATCGGTGGATAATGAGGTTTACTTCTACTCCAAGGTTTTCTCATATTAACTTTCATATCATAAAAACCATGAACATACAAAGCATAAGGACTACGCGAGAAAACGTCAATACCAATAGGCAGACCACCAACACCGTCAACTCTTTTAAATGTAAGACTTCCTCTAAGGTTACCTTTATAACGAGGTGCTTCTTTTTTAGATTTAGTTACAACAACTTGACCATAAGCACCAAAGAAATTTCTAAGTGCAGTTCCCCCAAGTGCATTTAGTCGTAAGCGTTTGTTAAGCTCGTTACCACCACTTACAGAGAAGCTCATAGTTGGTGCTTTACGTAACCCTTTATAAGTTGTAACGCATCAGGGTCTATTTTATTAAACAATTCTTTTTGCCCTGTTTGTTCATTACCAAAAACATTAAAGGGTGTATCTTTACGCTTCCAAAGTCTTGTAGCTTGTATCAGAGTAGCTTGACTAATTGCTTCAGGAACAGCACTCCAACCAAACTTCGCTGTTATTTTAACATTCTTAATTATCAACGGGTCAAAAGTTTCGTTACTACGAGTAGTAAGGATATGTAATTCAGTTTGAGGATAGTAATACATAGTATCAGATATTTTATGTACTTGTGGATTAAATGGTTTTAAAACAAAATCTGTATCAAGCGTCATAGTCTTATCATAAGTACCATTATCGGTTGTATCTAACTGGACAATAAGACCAGTAGTTGTAGATAGGTCATCTATTTCTAAGTAATAAGAATTAATAGGTGTGTAATACTTAACTGTAACAGCATCATCTTGCCAAAAATGACGACCACACATTTTATCTATAAGACGGCTAGCACCGTTTATAGCATTGTCTATATTGTCATCTTGACCAGTTCCAGATAAACCTATGTACGCTTTTAAATCTGCTTTATCAACATACTGCGTATGAGCCATTTAAGACCTACTTAGCTTTATTTTCT